GGCGCTCGCGGTCAACTGACATCACAGTGCTTGAGTTGGAAGAACAGGACGACGACACGGGAGACCTCTCGTGGCGATATGCGACTTACGCTGACGTAGCTAAGGAACCAAATGACGAACTATGAAGATCGACATACGCCTGCTACCGAGCCCAAGCTGTCGCTCGATGAGGCGAAGGCTGTCGTCGCTACCAAGGTGTACCCCAAGGTCACCGAAGAGTACATCAAGCGCCGCATCAAGAACGTGGACTATCTCTGGCTGGGCCAGCTGACCATCTGCGTCATCACGCATGTGAATGGCTTCATGGTCAACGGGCAGAGCGCTCCTGCGAGCCCCAACAACTACGACATGGAAGTTGGCAAGCGCTACGCCTACGACAACGCATTCAAGCAGCTGTGGCCCCTCGAAGGCTTCCTGCTGAAGGAAGATCTGAAGGAAGACATGAGTGCCCTGTAGCTCCTCCAAGGACGCTCACGGGACTACCTACGTCATCCCAGCTGCTGAGGCCGTCAAGAACCCTAATGGGCGTATGTTCCGTGGGTGCCCTGCAGTTGACGTGTGGTGGTCCCGCGACCTCAAGCTCAAGGCTGAGGAGACGCTGGTGATCCGTCAGGAGTACCCGGAGCGCTCGACCGCCGACGTTCTCGAACTCACCGTGGGCCAAGCCTACGACCTCATCGACGCCCTCAACAAGGCAGTGGAGAAGGCATAATGTACTCAACACACACCATCATCGTGGGCCTCGTCTCTAGCGGCCTGACGCTCTTCTCGATCCTCGCGATGTTCGCGTGGGCCGCGTGGATGGCCTACAGGCGATGAGCTACGGCCCCTACGATGGCATCTGTTACGACGGACCCTACGAAGGACGCCGCTACAAGAACAATGACTACTTATTCCGCGTGCCCATCTACAGCCCCCCACAGCCAGCATACAGCTACTGTGACTACGGCCCTGACTACACGGGCATCGTCAGGACGTGCACGTACCGCTGGTCTGCGCCGCTGCGCAAGTGGGTCTTCCACCTGTGAACTTCCTGATCAAGGCTGTTGATGCCGACGATCCGCACTACCGCGATGAGATCATAGACCTCCACGACCTGACGTTCTTCGACGTTGCCGTGCGCCCTGATCTACCCCGGGGATACTGGTGGCTCGTGTACGCTCCAGATGCCGCGCTGCCCGTGGCGTTCTGCGGTCTCACTGAGGCGCTCGCCACTCCAGGTACGGGGTATCTCAAGAGAGCTGGCGTACTCAGGGCCTATCGTGGCCAAGGGCTCCAACGAAGACTGATCACCGTGAGAGAACGCAAGGCTCGCAAGCTTGGCCTCGACACGATGATCACCGACACGACCGACAACCCTCCGTCCGCGAACTCACTCATTCACGCGGGCTACCGAGTATTCGAGCCTGCGTATCGCTGGGCATTCCGCCACAGCATCTATTGGAAGAAGGACCTGACCAAATGAAGTTCAAGAACGAGAAGAACGCTGAAGAGGGCGCAGAGGCCCGCATCATCAGCATCACTGACAAGGCCTTCGACACTATGGCGTTGCGCCTGTACGTGAAGGGCAAGCCGCAGGTCGTCATTGACATCACAGATGTCGATGGCGTGGAGTGTGGTGCTGTGTCCATGACGCGCGACAAGGCTCTCAAGTTCGCTCGGGCCATCGTCAACGAGCTGAGCCCGAGCTGCACCTGATGCAGCTCTGGCCTCTCTACCTCATCGCAGCGGCCATGGGTCTCTACACGCTCAAGGGTATCGTCGTGTACCTCTGGGAAGAGAGCATCATGCTGGCCGCTGAAGCACACGAACGCAACAACAAGGACCTCACATGAATACCGCACCCGCTCAGGCCTCTGGCGCTCTCGGCGCTGTTGACCAGCCGCTCTACGACTTCTCGAACATGCCCATCCCGCTGGAGCAGCAGATCGCTGACACGCTCGTGAGGATCGAAGTTCTCCTGACGGCGCTGCAGAAGCCTGTGGCCTACACGGGGACCCCGAAGCCCTCGCGTGACGATCAGATCGCTGCGCTCGCCGCCCGCACCATCATGGGCAAGAAGAAGTGAACCGGAGGAACTCCACAGAGCTTCTCGACCTCGAAGGCCGTGGGTACGCGCTAGGCCAGAAGGTGGCCTTCGCTGTCTCGTATGGTCGCGCGCAGGCTGTAGAGCTTCGTGAGGTCACTCGGATCGATAACGGGCGTCTCTACCTCGGCTCGAAGGTCCCTGTGAACTTCCCGGGCCGCGCGCTGATCATCAGCTGAAATAAAACCCCACGATCTTAGGCGCTCTTTTGAGCACTTAGGATCGTGGGGTTTTTTCGTTATACTCAGTTTGCGGAGTGAGTATAGTTCTTACTTATGCGCCATCATAGCTTTGACAGCGGCTTCCATCGTCTCAAGTACGCTGGGGACGTGGCCGTCAGGCTCGTCCGGGGTCGCAGCCGGGGCGGCAGGCGCTGCTACGGGAGCAACGGGCAGCACTTGCGCCACCTGAGCGGCCTGAGCAACGGCGGGCGTCAGCACGAGCGCCACAGGGGCGGGCTGCGGGGCTACAGTAGCCGCCCCTGCGGTGCTGGCGATGACAGCGGCAGGCACCACGGCGACAGGGACAACCGGGTTCGAGGCGTTGAGCGTGTCAGCGAAGGCGATGACCTTGGCAGTCACGGACTGCAGATAGCTTTCGTCAGCCACAGCAGCGTGGGCGGTCTTCAGAGCGTTGACGTGCGCGGTGATGCCAGCGTCGAGGATCGAGAAGGCGTTATCGAGATCGGTTCGTGCGGTCATTTAGTTGCAATCTATGAAGGAGACAGGAGCCGAGCCAGCGACGGAGACGCCGTATACCGTACCCGTGGTGGTGAGGTTCATCTGGGCACCGAGGGTGGGCGCGAGAAGAACGCCAGTGCCCACGGTGACATTGGCGTCACCAAGGTACACAGCGACAGCAGAGCCGTTCACGATAGTGATGCTATCGCGGCCTACTCCCGGGACGCCAATGGCGGTCGGCACAGTGCCCACGGAGACTTGGCCGTAGGTGAAGTTCTCAGTGATTTTCTGGGACACTAGGTTTCTTTCGGAGGAAGGTCTTGTAGAGGAATACGGCGGCTTGGATCACAAGCCACACGAGGCCCATGATGGGCAGGACCTCTTGGGACAGGTCAGATAGGTGATGAAGCCACAAGGGGCTCACGGTGGCTCCTACGGCTACGATGTGGGTGCTGGTGTGGTCGGTGAAGTCAGGGAAGTCGATACCGCTCACGACAGGTTTACCTTCGGCTTCACTGCCACGTCCTCTGGAGGTCGCCGTACCACGCGAGGAAGCGTAGGCCACAGCGCTGTTCTAAGGCCGCTCTGTAGCGGTCATTCTTCCAGAGGCTCTCGGTGTCCCCGGCTGTCAGAGGCCTATCAGGGAGCCGCGCTGCGTCTCTGAAGCAGGCTTGTATATCGGCGGGCGGTGACGGGAGCTGGCCCGGGTTCGGAGCTGCCGATGGTCCGCACGCGGCGAGCTGCAGCGAGGTCAAGACAAGGGCCAGCATTGCTAGGCGTTTCACGAGATAAGGCGTCCAGTTTGGAGTTGAGGAAGGCGTCTGAGGTGGCTCTCTGGGCGTCCAGAGCGGCGGTAAGCTGCAGGGCACCTAAGCGCCTCTGGAGCGTCTGAATCTGCTCCTGAGCCTGCTCTGCGGCCCTGCGCTTGTATCCGTCGATGTTCGAGGACTGATAGGCGAGGCCCACCACAGTCAGCACGATGGCTGCTGCAGCGAGCTTCCAGTTCCTGAGGAACCATGCGCCAGCGCTCAGGCCAGCCACAGAGAGCACCACAAGAAGGAAGAGCGCCCAATGAGCGCCCAGGTACGACAGAGCGATCACTTGCACGTCCTCCAGAACAGGAACTGAGTGCAGACCTGGGCCGGCTTTGGTTTACTAATGGCTCTTGGGAGCACCTTAGGGGCCGTTAATGGCTCTTGGGAGCACCTTAGGGGCCGTTAATGGCGCTGCAGTCATAGGGATGTCGTACTCATGAGGCCTCAGGGCCACAACGAGCTGCGGAGGCCCGGGGTTGCCGATGGTCAGACAGACGCGCTCTTCAGCGTGCCTGCGCCTGTCGAGGCCTTTGACGTAGCCCACGGAGCGCGTGCGGTCGTAGAGCAACATGGCTCTGCAGGCTCCGCTGTGGTCCATGGCGTTGAGCTTCTTGAGGATCGAGCCGTGCAGGAACGCGCCGGGGCCGAGGTTGTAGGTGAAGCTGGTGTAGGCGATCTTCTCGTTGTCCGAGAGTTCGACGTGGATGGAGGGCTCGATCATCGCCCAGTATTCAGGGAGGCGCTTGGCGAGCATGTCGAGGCACTGCTGCTTCGTGTAGTGGTCGCCCATGTGGACGCCTATGGTCTCGCCGTAGCAAACCGTGGGAAGGCCGTTAGCGAGCTTGTCGTGATACGTGGTAGTCGATAGGCCCTCGAAGCCTCCGACGAGTACAGCGCAAGCTGCCATCCATCGGAGGGTCGGGGCGATCTTGAGGGCCATGGGCTCCTTGGGGTTGGTTGATTTAGATGCCTGCGTCGGCTTGAGCTTGGAAGTAGCAGATGCCTTGATTGGCACCGGCAGCGAGGCTTCCCTGAGCGTACACACACGCTGTCGATGCCGAGAATACAGTCGTGGTGCTACTACCAGCGTCCGGCAGATAATAAGTGTTTCCTGAAGCCGAAGAGGTTGAGTAGCCTGTGACGGTAGGGGCCACACGCATCTGCGCAGGCAAGCTCCATGTCGCACCAAAGAGGGTTGTATTGACGTAGTACCCAGCGATACAGCCCGCAGTACCCACATTGAAAGCGGGGGCAACCGAGTAGCTGAACGTCTTGGCATAGTGCCTCTGACACTCACGTATCGCCGTGGCAAATGTAACGCGTTCAAATGCGGTAGCAGTCGTCGCAGGCTCTAGCTGCACGTCATCGAAGCTGATGATGTCTGCAGCGCCTGCAGTGCCCGTGGGTGTCCATGAGAACTGCAAGCAGCCCTGTGTGACGTTGGTGGCGACAGTCGAGAGGCCCGTGAAGGTCTTCTGAACTGCAGCAGTGCTGACGGCGAGGGCGAACGTCGTGGTGAGCGGGTTGGTCTGTCCTGTGTATGCTGTACCCCCCTGCTTGGCTTCAGCGCCTGTGCCGAAGTAAGCGTTGACGTTCAGCGTGCCGCTCGTCGGGGACCAGTTGGCACCAGTGCTCGTGTAGAACGAGACCGTGAGGTTCTGGCCTCTGAGCGCGATACACTCATCAGTCGTGAGGGGATACTCGAAGTAGACAATCGTCGCGCCGGTCTGAGCTGCGGTGCGCTGTATCTGCGCTGCAAAGCGGGACATGGTCGAGAGACCAGCCTGCTGAGAGATGACCGAGGCCTGCGTTGCGCCGTTCTTGAAGAACCAGCGGTCTGCGGTGTACGTGGTCGTGGATGCCGCTACCGAGAACGAGGCTGCGCCACCGGCACCGCGCTGCCAGACTTCCATGCCACCGTTGGCGTACAGGATGTTTCGGAAGTCATTGGTTCCTGAGCCGCCGCCTGCTGGGGTCTGCCAAGTGCCGTCTCCACGCCAATAGGTCGAGGAGGACGCACCCGTGCCAGAGCCGAGGTTCGCTACGGGTAGGTTGCCCGTGACACCTGTGGAGAGCGGAAGGCCCGTACAGGAGGTCAGCGTGCCCGAGGAAGGCGTGCCGAGCACTGGGGTGACAAGCGTGGGGCTCGTCGCCAGCACGTTGCTGCCTGATCCTGTGGTGCCTGTGGCTGCGTTCAGGTAGTTCAGCTGCGCCCCGGTCGAGGTGACAGAGACAGCGCCGAGCGTGAAGGGCGTAGGGATCGTAACGGTGCCCGTGAACGTAGGCGAGGCCAGAGGAGACTTGAGGGCCAGCGCCGTGTTCACCGTTCCTGATAGCGTCGAGACGGCGGCATCTGCATAGGCCGTGGTGCTGATCTGGGTCGAGTTGTTCAGCGCGGCAGCAGTCGGGGCCACAGGTACGCCAGTGAGCGACGGGGACGCCAAGGGGGCCTTAAGAGCCAGCGCAGTCGTAACTGTGCCCGAGAGCGTAGAGGTCGCTGCATCAGCGTACGCCGTGGTCGCGAGCTGCGTGGAGTTGTTGAGAGCAGCAGCGGTAGGAGCAGTAGGGACACCAGTGAGCGCTGGGGAGGCCAGAGGCGCTCTAGAGGTGTCCGAAGGGTGGACGTGGTCCGAGCGAGCGTAAGCTCCCTGCACTCCTACAGCGGCTGTTCCGTCCATCACAGGTGACAGCGCGGAAGCTTGGTTCAGCACGAATGCCGTGGTGGCAATCTGTGTCGTCTGGGTGTTGGCCGCAGCCGTAGGAGCCGCTGGGACACCTGTGAGCGTCGGGGACGCCAAGGGGGCCTTGAGGGCTAGAGCCGTCGTAACGGTGCCAGAGAGCGTGGAGGTGGCCGCGTCTGCGTAAGCCGTGGTTGCCAGCTGCGTGGAGTTGTTGAGAGCAGCAGCGGTAGGAGCAGTAGGGACACCAGTGAGCGCAGGGCTCGCAATGTTCGCCTTGAGCGCTGTCGCAGCAGCAGCATTGGAGGCCACAAGAGCGTCTGCAGTCGCCTGAGCGGTACTGACGGGCTTGTTGGCGTCCGAGGTGTTGTTGACGTTGTTCAGGCCGATGTTGACCAGAGCCGTTGAGAGGCTCGACAGGTCAGAGAGGTTGTTGGTCTTGATGAGCGAGGTGCTCAACGTGACGAACGCAGCAGCAGCCGAGGCCGCCGCATTGACGGCAGAGATGCCCGCAGCAGTAGCGTCGGCCAAGGCGGTGTTAGCTTCAGAGGTCGAAAGAGCCTGCTGAGCCGTGATGGCTGCTAGGAGCGCGTCAGAGTTCTGCAGCGTCGTGTAGGCCGAGCCCGCGATGTACATCGAGCCGTTGGCTTTGTTCGCGACGGGTACGCCCGGGGCCACATTGCCGAGGCCGGTCTCTGTGGTGCTGAGAGGCAGACCGTTCTGATAGAAGGAGCCGTTAGAGCCCATTAGTAGCGATCCAATTCAAACGTGAGCGGGCGGTAGTAGAACCTAAGCTCTCCTAAGGGGCACCTGAGCGCCCAGCCGGGGCGCTTGAGCCTCCAGATTCCGTAGCGTGACATTAGTCATCCGTTCCGTCGTCGGGCCACGCGTACACAGGAGCCATCGCGGCATCGGCAGTGAGTTCGTCGCCGTCTGCCATGTTCTGGAGGTTCTGAAGGATTTGTGAGTATCGCTTCTCGAACTTGTCCACGCGTACGTCGTCGTAGAAGTCGCAGGCCGCAGAGAGTGCCGCGTACAGCGGAGCATCCCAAGCTACCTGGAGGAGCACGTTGGTGTCTGTGGAGAGCACGAGAGCGGGGAAGGACGCGTAGTATTGGATCATTATCACGTCGCCCACGTTCGGGCTGGGGCCGATGATCCAGTTGCCTCCGAGGCGCGCGAAGGCCTCAGGGTCACCATTGGGCCAGTTGACGGCCATGTCCTTCACACGCGAGTAGTTGCCGCGTGTCAGCTCGTACTCTTGGTTGACGCCGACGTTGATGGCGATCAGCTCAAGGAGATCGTTGGGGATCGCGAGGCCGACAGCGGCGTTGTAGGTGCTGGGTACCGTGTAGAGGATCGTGCTCTCTTGCAGCGGTGCGCGGAGTTCGCGCTGGATGCGCAGGATAGCCTGAGTGATGAAGGTGGTGCAGAGAGCCGAGTTGGCCCTGAGGTCCGTGCGGTTCATAAGGTTCTGGAACTGCACGGTGAGGTCGTTGAGGGTCATTGGCTCTCTGTTGCGCTAGATGCGCTTGTTGGTGGCGATGAAGGCGTCGAGGTGCAGCCGCTCCAGCATCCGCTTCACTTCAGCGATGGGTGCGTTCATGGCGTCGAAGCCGTACTTGATCTGCATTTCCTCAATGGCGCTCACGGGGACGCTCAGTGCGAGCATCATTTCGCCGGAGCGCGCGTTAAGGCTGTCCATCTTCTGGGACTTGAGGTCCGAGATGAAGTTGTCGGGGATGTGCTGGTGGCGCTCGATGGTGAGCGTGTTGAAGCCGTCGTTCTGCGAGAAGTCAACTTCGATGTCGTGCATCGGCGTGTGGTCTAGGTGGGCGTACTTATTGGGCATGAGGCTTTCTGGGCCGCTCAGGACATGGAACGCGAAAGAGGCCCCGGCATTACCCGGAGCCCCTCGTGCGTAGACTTGTAGTGCGGCTTGGTTAGAAGCCGGTGGTCGCGTTGTCGATGATGAAGCCCGACGCAGCATAGTTCTTATGCTTCAGGCTCTGCTCCGACACGATCATCTGCTTCGTCGCATCGCCGGTCTTCGCCAGCGCTTCGCGGGTCCACGGACGCAGGATGCACTTCGCCCACTGCTTCGGATCGTAAACCAGCGTGTTCTTGACGCGCAGGAAGCGGTTGATCTCGATCTTCACCTCACCGAACGGCGAGACGTAGAAGTTGACCACGTTCACGATGCCCGAGTTCGAGCCAACGCTCTCGCCCGGGATCGTCCGGTAGCGGCCCGCAGCCGACGCGAAGCCAGCAACGATGACCGAGGTGGCCGGAACGACCTGTACGCGGGTGGGCTCAGCACCAGAGGTGAAGCACGCCTGAAGGTTCGTCAGCAAGCCAGCTTCGGTCAGGTTGGTCGCAGCACCCATGTAGGTGATGTTCGCAGCCGCAACCATCTGCTGCGCACCAGCGAACTGCGAGGCCAGAGCGGAGTTACCCGTGACGAGGGTCTGAGCGGTGCCGACCAAAGCGTTCTCAAG